CAAAGAACTTACTATCATATAGATTACTTGCACCACTGAACGATCTGTTTACTGAAGTGTAGTTATGTTGATATTGATCATAAGCAACACCACTTACCCACTTAACCTTTGAAATCATATGATAAGAATCAGATGTGCCGATTCTACTCAAAGCGAACATATCATCATATGTCCTATAGAACTCTCTGTTGTTGTTCTGTGGTGGTGTAGGAAGGTTGTCGTCAGCCCAAGGTTGAACCCTACCAACAAACACATAGCTGTTTGCATTGGTTCCTGTGTTGAACGACCCAATCAGGTTCTTGGCGTTCTTAATTCTTAGGTCGTTCGTATTAACAGTTGCCATCTTAGATTGACTTTATTGTTATTTATCAGGAGACTTGGACGGCACTCACATAAACATCCTCTGCTTCAAAAGGAATATCAATTGATTTGTTTACATCCAACTCAGCGAACATAATAAATCCAGAAGGATGAATGAGGTCATTCACGAATGTTTCATACTGAACCTTAGGAAGCGGAGAAGCAACACTGTAAGAGAACCACTGATAGTAGTAGGAGTCCTGAATGTGAGCGTACTTGGTGCCCAACATTGAAGTCTCGTTGATAAACTTGCCGTCAGGTTCTGCTGTTCCATTCACGACGATTCTGCAATCTGCCTCTCCTGGAATCTGAACCAAACCTTCAACTCCTAACTCATCATAAATCTTTTCGTTTCCTCTCAGGATGCCATCCACTTTCTCTAGAGTCAGTTGCTGAATCTTGGAATCGTAAGCAACCACAGTTGCTGTCACCTGTTTGTTGGTTGTAGTTCCCTGATAAACAATAGAACCTTCAACGAATGTTCCTGTCGGTGCACTTACAATCACCCTGGTGAGAATCTGAAGTTCTGGTTTGAGTGAAGAATCGGTTGACACCTTTCTACCTGGATCGCTTACATTCATAGAAGTGATCCTACCAATATCATCTGTAAGTGAAATGTATTTACCAGACTCTTCAACTAACTCCAGAACTGGTTCTCTGTATCCTGTTCCGCCATCAGTCACTACGATTTCAGTAACAACACCATTCTCTACAATTGCTGTTCCAGTTGCTCCGGATCCAGATCCCTGTGCATCAAAGAAGATAGGAGTTGGATTCACATAACGAACACCACCATTTGAAATGGTAACTCCACTAACAGAAGTGCCAGTAAGAGTGACAACAGTCTTTGCTCTATCTCCAGTTCTCTTATAAAGTCCAACAGCAGGAGGAATCTCAGTATAACCAACACCAGCAGAGTCAACTACAACCACTGATGGTTTGCCCTCGGCTCTAAGTCCTTGTGTTGTATACGTTACGTTGCTGTTATCTGCTCCGTGAACATCTCTAGTGTAGATGTAGAACACTTGATTTGATATCTCATTACCAAGAATAGGTGTTGGTATTTCTGAATAGTTATATCCACCTGCTATAAGTTCCACACTCAGTACCTGTCCACCATCAGCTAGAGGTGCAACGATTGCTCTACCGAAGGCAGACTGCCCACCGCCACCAGTAAAGGAGATGAGGAAGTCGTCTCTGTAATACCTACCAGGCGAAACAAGATTCAATTTAGCAACCTGTCCTTCCTCGTTAATTGCTACCGACACTGTTGCTGCAACCACCTGTCCAGCTCTAACAACTCTATGTCTTCCATTCACCTCTGGGAAATCAGAACCAGAAACAAGTACCACATCTCCTGCATCTAGGTTATGAGGTTCATCAGTGTTAAAGACATAAAGTGCTCTAGTCTTGTTGATTGTAAGTGTGCCATTTGGAAGATCGATTGGTTGATCTTCGTATCCACGAATAAACACACCGTTGTTTCTATCGTCAGGTCCAAGTGCCTCAAGTTTTGATTGCTCGGTGAGTTCATCAATGCCTGGTGCACCTAACTGGAACTCAACGAGATCTCCAGGTACAAAGAAGTCCAACTCATCAAACCAGAGAAGTTTCTGTTTTGCTAACTCATCAATCTGTCCAACAGGAGAGATGATGTCAGGTCCAGGTCCAACTTCGCCACCAGGGATCTTATCCATAGCATATTTGCCAGTGATAGAACCAGATGGATTACACACCGTCCACTGTGCAGAATCTCCATCATTCCAATACACATATAACTTACCTGTCTTTCTCGACCAGAACAAGTTACCCAACTCAAGAGGAGAACCATCAGGTTGATTTGCTGGTGCCTCATCAGCAATCATTGCCGATATCTCATTAGTATAGATACTGGAACTCACACCAGCAATCTGCTCTTCTGGATATATCTGATCAGAAGCATAAGAATCATCAAGATGTCCGATAGGAACAATACCAGCAGGATCAGTAATAACCCACTGACTGTTGTTCTCTGCATACACACCAGTGTCTGTGTAGTTCTGAAGTCCGTCTGTGTACCACAGGAACAGAGTTCCAGTCTCTTGTGACCACCAGAGGTCACCCATTCTATTAGCGGACCCGTCTGCTCTCTGTGAAGGAGCAGTCGTCGAGATGGTGATAGTGTTAGCTCCACCTGGTGCTAATACAACAGTAGAGGGATTCTCCTGTGCTGTAACAAGAGCAGTATCGCTTGCCAGACTATAACTTGGAATTCCAAGGTTACCATAAGGTGTGGTGCCCAGAGGTTGAGTTACAACCCATTGTGAGCTGTCGTTGTCTTTATAATAGATAAACAGTCTACCATCATAAATTGACCACCACAGATCTCCTGGTTTCACATCACCGCCACCAATACCAACTGTAGGTCTATAATAAGACACAATCACATCATTAGGAGTGATAGAACCAAGTGGTGCCGTTCCAAGCAACTCATTCTCTGGATTCGGTCCTGGTAGTCTGACTGGCTTGAAAAGGTTGTCATAGAACGAAGGAAGCAGAACTCCATTCTGATCTCTGTTAGTATTAGCAGAAACTAACCGAAGTGTGTTTGTTTGGACGATAAGTTGCTTTGTTACTGGATCATAAGACTCTACAACTGCAACTGCATCGTTCCAAGTCTTAATTTTAGTCCAAGGAACAAAAGTATAGGATAATGTAGTGTTCATCGACAAATCAAGTCTCTGTCTATGAGAAATAAGATTTGCTGTCAGAATCTGTCCAGTAGAAGAGGAAATCGTCTCTCCCTCAACATAAGAAACTAAACCAAGTGCACCAGAACCACCTTGTCCTGTATTGTCATAATAAAGCGAATCTCCCACCATTGAGTTCTCGGGAAGTGCTTCTTCAATCACAATCGAAGAAATGCCACCTGTTTCTGCTGTTGAGACATTAACTTTGATGTCTTCCTTAACACTAGAGAGATAAGGAGTTCTGTATCGCTGAATCTTGTCTGTATTAAAGTTTCTCGTAGGAGTGTAAGGAGTAGAGCCAAATCTTATCTTTTCTGGATAAGGAGTAGCACTCCAATCAAGATACCACTCAACTGCGTTGTTCTGGTAAGTCGTTCCTATGATATAAGGGAAAGCAGGTGCACCGTTTTCATCTACAGTGGTAAAGTAAACATAAACTCCAAGAGGATACAATTCTTCAGGAAATTCAGGTGTGTTACACACTCGACCGTTATTTCTGTCAAGATAATTGACATTTGCAATTGTACTGTTAGTTTCTATCTCAAATCCATTTTCTGTAGTAAGATTGAGTCCAGCATCAGTTAATAGTTCAAATCCAGAGGCTGAAATATCAACTTCTTGCCAAACGAAGTCTTCTGTGAATGTACCCATTGGATACACACCGTTTGTTGGATCATATGCACCAACAGTCGGTGGAGCACTACCTGTATTGTTAACTTCGCCACCAGGAACGATATTAGTCCTATCTGACTGCAAAGCGTAACCAGTTGTCATTACAGCGATTCCAATATTATCATTTTTGGAATTCTTGTAACCATAAGGACCGTAAATTGGATTTCCATCCAACGCCCAACCTAAAATAGGAGAATGACCAGTTCCATCATCTCCGAGGGTTTTCCTTAACTGAGTTGGAGAGCAAACATAACCATAAGTGCTTCTTTCCTTGTCTTCTGATGGATTCTGATAAAGGAAACCATTTCCTGAGTCAAATGTCCAGGTAGGGTTATTAACAACTTCTTGATATCTGTTAAACTGATAGAATTGAACAGTTGCGTTAATTGTTGCTCCAGATCCAATTGGGAATGGCACAATTCTAGTTGTGGCAGGATTATAATCAATTCCACTGTCAACTATCGTCACTGCTGTTATCTTACCACCGGCAACAGTCGCACTGAGCAGGGCGCCCTTGCCTCTGTTAGAGGAATCAACGACAGACAGGACTGGAACATCCTTATAGTAGTCTCCGCCCGTTGTAACCAGCACACTGGCGATACGACCATAAAGATCAAAGGTAATATCAAAGGTTGCACCCTCTCCACTGCTAATTCGAGCAATTGGATTT